TAAAATCTAATGGCAAGAAGAAAAAGAGCATCTGCAACCGATCAACCCATTGGAGTTGGTCTTACAACAAAGCAGATGAAAAGAAAGAAACCATTAAGTTCTGGATACTTAGTGGATATAGATCCACTTAATGATAATCAAAAAAGACTCTTTGATTCTTATAAGGAAGGAAAGCATCTTATTGCATATGGTTGTGCGGGAACAGGAAAGACCTTTATAACCCTCTTCAATGCACTTAAAGATGTATTAGATGAGAACACTCCTTATGAGAGAATATACCTTGTGAGGTCTCTTGTAGCAACTAGAGAGATTGGGTTTCTTCCTGGTTCTCATGAAGATAAGGCAGACATCTATCAAATACCATATAAGAATATGGTAAAGTATATGTTCCAGATGCCTTCTGATGCTGATTTTGAGATGTTGTATGGTAATCTTAAATCACAGGAATCAATTAAATTCTGGAGCACATCATTCCTTCGTGGAACGACACTTGATAATGCGATTGTAATTGTTGATGAATTTCAGAACTTGAATTTTCATGAACTCGATAGTATCATCACTCGTGTTGGTGAAAATACTAGAATTTGTTTCTGTGGTGATTCTCGACAGTCAGATTTGAATAAGGCAAATGAAAGGAATGGTATTGTTGACTTTATGAACATCTTGCGTAAAATGCCTTCTTTTGATATAATTGAGTTTGGAACCGACGATATCGTTCGATCCGGTCTAGTCAAAGAGTATATCGTCGCAAAAATAGAAGCAGGTTTTTAATGTTTAATCATGTTGATTTGAATCTCCCTCAACTTGAGAGGGAGACTATTGATGGAGTCAGATACTATTCTGTTCCTGATGAAGAAGAACTCTTAAAACTAGTTTCTATCACTTCGGTGACTAGTCATTATAATAAGGAGACTTTTGTAAAATGGAGAAAAAGAGTTGGTGATGAAGAAGCAAATCGAGTCACAAAGGCGGCAACACGTCGTGGAACTGATTTTCATAGTCTCACCGAGTGTCACCTAAAGAATGTAGAGTTACTAAAAGTTCCTCCTATTTCTGATTTTCTATTTAAGATTTCTAAGGGAACTTTAAAGAACATTGACAATATTCATGCTCTGGAAACTTCCCTATATAGTAAGCAGTTAGGAATTGCTGGAACCGTCGATTGTATTGCAGAATACGAGGGTGAATTAGCAATAATTGACTTTAAGACTTCTAAAAAACCGAAACCAAGAAATTGGATCGAAAACTATTTTGTACAATGTGCGGCATATGGATGTATGTTGTATGAAATGACTGGTATTCCGGTCAAAAAATTTGTAATCATTATGGCTTGTGAAAATGGAGAATGCGTCGTCTACGAAGAAAGAGACAAATCAAAGTACATCAAACTTCTTACCGAATATATTAGAAAGTTTGTTACAGATAAATTGGAACTCTATGGAACCGAATAAGGAACTAGAAAAGGTATTAGCAAGTAAATTTCTAACACCATCTAGGTTTGCATTAGAAATCGAAAAGATTGTTGCAGAAGAAAAAATTAACTATATCGATGCAATTGTTCACTATTGTGAACTTAATGAACTTGATGTAGAATCAGTCACAAAACTTGTATCAAAACCACTGAAAGAAAAACTGAAGTGGGATGCTACGAGACTTAATTTTATGAAAGCAACTTCGAAAGCAAAACTGCCTTTATGAAAGTGACCCCATTTGATACCTACCAACATTATTTGTCACTCAAAAATCATTTTACAAACCCAAAATACGACTTCTTTCGATATGGTGCGAAAACCCGTGCGAGTGTCTCTTCATTCAATAAAAGAAGAGATAAGTATTGGTTCGAGAAAACTAGTCGTAAATATAATGATGAAGAAGTCGTAAAATTTCTTGTATCTAATTTCGCATACGCCGACAACCCACAAAACTTATGGATTGGAGAAATTATCAGTTCTGGAGAAAGAACCTACCAAGATTGGACAAAGAGGCAACAGAGTTTGACTTACTTGTTCAAAGAACAAAGCAACGAATTACTCTCGAACAACGAATTCGAAAATCTATTCAGTTGTTCGAAAGGTCATCCAACAATCTTAAAAAGATTTCTTGGTGGAGACATAAGTCTTGAAACTTTTGTAATCTATGATAGAATATTCTCATTCAGAAAGAAGTTTGATAAAAAACTGAAAGATCCTGTATGGGAAACCGTAAGTTTAAAACTCCAAAAATATTCTCCCTTTCTAAATATTGATGTATTCAAGTTTAGAAAGATTTTGCGGGACCTTGTAGATGAGTGACTTTTTTGATTCTGAAATCATTCAGGAAGAACTGAGTGAAATTAATGAAATGCAAGAAAAAATCTACGAGAGTTTTATTACTTTCGGTAGAATGTCCCGTGAACAAAAACTTGAGCACGTTGAAATACTTACAACCTTGCTTGAAAAACAGCAAGTGATGTATACTAGACTATCTCTTTCCGATGACCCAAAGGCTATCGAGATGAAAGATAATCTACGCAAATCAGTTTCAATGATGGGTTTCCCACCAGAAACTGATATGATGACTTTATTCAGTAGTATGAATGCCACAATCAAATCTCTCAAAGACTATATTGACGACTGAGAGAATTTCTGCTATACTATCCGAGTAAATCCAAAACATCCAAACTAATCTAAGGTAATCTAAATGTCTTTTGCTGATCTTAAGAAGCAATCCAAACTGGGTTCTTTGACACAAAAACTGGTCAAAGAAGTCGAAAAAATGAATAATGCAGGTAGTTCAGGAGATGATCGTCTCTGGAAACTAGAATGTGATAAAGGCGGCAATGGTTATGCCGTTATTCGTTTCCTTCCTGCTCCTGAAGGTGAAGACCTTCCGTTCCAGAAACTGTACTCCCATGCCTTTCAAGGTCCTGGTGGATGGTATATTGAGAACTCTCTGACGACTCTGAGTCAGAAAGACCCAATGTCAGAATACAACACGATGCTGTGGAACAACGGCACCGATTCTGGTAAAGACCAAGCACGTAAGCAGAAACGTAAACTGACTTATGTCGCAAACATCTATGTTGTAAAAGATCCTGCTAATCCTTCCAATGAAGGTCAGGTAATGCTTTACAAATTCGGTAAGAAAATCTTTGATAAGATTACTGCAGCAATGCAACCTGAGTTCGAGGACGAGGAAGCAATCGATCCGTTCGACTTCTGGCAGGGTGCTAACTTCAAACTGAAGGCAAAGAATGTTGCCGGTTATCGTAACTATGATTCTTCGGAGTTTGCCCGTCAGGATGCACTTCTGGAAGATGATGAAGCAATGGAAGCAATCTGGAAGAAAGAGTATTCTCTCGAAGATTTTGTTGCTCCAGATCAATTCAAGTCTTATGATGAATTGAAGAAACGTCTTGATTATGTTCTCGGACTCAAAGGAACGACTAAGTTCCAAGATCAAGAATCCGTTCAGGAAGAAGAAGAGTTCCGTCAGCAGAATCGTGATGAATCAAATCCTGTCCCTCAATCAATGAAGGAAGAACTTGATAGTTTATCTCCTACCAAGACTGATGACGATGATGATACACTCTCATACTTTGCCGCACTCGCAGCAGACTAAGTAAGATGGGGAGGGAAACCTCCCTTTTTTTATGGGTTAGTGGATCTAGTATTTTCTGTTCTGATTAGATTATCGTTAATATATTCTGATGAACGTCCATAAATCATAATTTCTCTCATATCATTCAAAAACTGTTGTAAATATGATGGTTTTAGTATATAGATAGATGACTTCTCATTATTTTTCCTAACTTCATATTCATAATTATTAATGTTAATTGTAGGATTTAAAGTAGTTGCAGTATTCGAAGGATCTGGAATTGTAAAATCTTCATCTACAACTTTACCTGCAGGAAGAATCAATCTACCTTGAGTATCTTTTACTTCTGTTGTTTCATAATGATGCACGGAAGATAATCCAGTAACACCATACTTATTTTCTGAATATCTATAGAGATCACGATTTGAAAGTGGCCACTGATCTCTGACTCTTGTAATATTTGCCGTCATTAAAACGACCCAATCAAGTTCTGCACTTCCATAAAATTCTTCGGCAATTGTATCGGGTCTTGCACCCTCTACAATTTCATACTTATCAAAAATGGTGAATACATTTTGTAAGTCATCACGTAACTTATTTCTTCTGAATAAATTCTTAACTCTCAAATAATTTTGAGAAGAATTGCTGTCAGATAAAAATGATTGATAATCTACTTCTGGTAGTTCTCTGAAATATCCCATTTTAGTATCCTACTCCTGTTCTAGGTCCTTGTCTTATTTTTTCATAATCAGTATTATAAATTGGTTCGAGTTCTTGGAATGTTAAGTCCATAATCATTGATACTGGTGTTCCATCGTCATAAGTTGTGTAATTACCCTCTCCTGTATAATTGACATTTACGGATGATAAAAAACACTGCTTAAATTTATTTAAGAATGAGTGTGGTTTGCCACCCTGTCTATATCTCAATTCAAAAATATCTGGAGTTTTTAAGAAAGTTTGTCCATCTACTTTTGGTGCCATATGATATTTAAATGTTCTAATAATATTTCTAATCTCTTCTGCTTCTTTTGGTCCTCTGGGCACGAATTTGAATTGAAATCTAAAAGTGCGAAGACTTGGACCATTAAATAATAACTCCATATTTGGATTTAAAATTTGTCCTGTTGATCTTGCTAAAATTTGAGCTGGAGTAATATTAATACCAGCAATACCGACTGCCTTTGACGCTAATCCTCTAGTTACAAATCCTGAGGCTCCATCGATTCCTCCAGCTGCATTTTTTATCTTGTCTGCTCCTGCTGATAATGTTCCAAAAGTAGAATTAAGACCATTTACTATATCCACATTTCCTGCTTTATCCACATAGTCTCCACCGGTTCCCATGGTATCCATCACTGCTCCGACTGCGGCACCGGCAATACTATTCAGATTTGATGATTGATATGATACTGAATTGCTATCAGAAATACTTGATGGTATTGGTAATAATATTGTTGCCTTTGAAGCTTTATTAGAGTTTTGTCTTATTCCCCCTGCTCTTGCAGTTATGGAGGTTGTAGATATATTTTTAGTTTGTTTAACTGCTTCATCAGAATTTGCATATGGAGCAACAAATTCATCCACTTTAATGTTTCTGGCAGCATTAGTAGACTTAATTGCAGTATATTCGATAACATCTATCTGCAAATAATCAGTCTTTTCTGTAAAAGCAGTATATGGATATCTTAGTATAGGTTTCGTACTATTTTGTGGCATCTGCCTTACTTTTTAGTTATTTAGAACGAACTTTAGCAAAACCGAGTTCTATCACATCAGACATCTCTTCTGGATAGATTTCGTATAGTCCACCAATGATTTGATTGTAATCATATTGCCTTCTACTATTCTGAGAATCCCAATGAAAATTAATTCCACGAAACCCCCAAGAGAATACTTCGGTAACACCTACAAGAGGGTGTTGGTCATACTGCATTCCTGGTGTCTTGGCATTATAAAAGAAGGTATAATATTTTCCACTAGAAGGAACTTTACCACCTTCGGATAAAACACTGATTAATTCAGTCATAATATCATCAGCAGTTTCGATACCAATTAAATTATCAACAACACCACGCACACGATTATCATTATCTTCTGTTGGATTTCTTCTTTGTTGGAGTGTCTTTCTTGGCATTACTTAATACCGAGTTCGTTTTCTGTAAGGACCTTAAACTCATAACCATGATCTAAACACCATTCTTTGGCGGCATTCCATTTTGCCTGATTTTTAGCATACTCAACGACTTCATAGATATAACCTTTCGTCTTTCTCTTTTTAACTTTAGGTTCGATACACTGTTTAAATGGTTTGATCTCAATAATCATTTTTTTAATCATACCATTTGATTCTTTGACCTTAATATAAAAGTCTGGAAAGTATCTGTGGTATCTATTATCAATGGGTGAACGATAGGGGACAATAACTTCTTCACTTCCCCATTCTAAAATATTCTGGTTATTATCACAATAAATCATAAATCGACGCTCCCATAAGGAACGATAAACGATGTTATTGGGATCACCCTTATACTTTTTAGGATAAGATGGTTTATATTTTCCCTTATATGACATCTAAATAACTAATAACAAAGTAGACATACAGGTATTTAGAGTGGCTCGTCCTTATGTAAGAAGTATACAACCAAGAGATGCTAAAGAAATATTTGGTAAATTATCACAAACAAATCATTATCAAGTAAGTTTTGGTAGTCTTCCTGGATTAGTCGAGAAGCATATTCACAGAAAGTTTGGTGTTTTTGATGCAAATAATTTTATGTCCCGAAAAGGTGGAATTCTTTGCTCTGATGCATCATTACCAGGAAGTTCTTTGGCAACTGGAGAAGTGAGGGATAATTTTATGGGCATTCCACAAGAGTTTGCTCATACTCGTTTATATGCTGATGTTGATTTTACTTTTTACGTTGATTTAGATTACACAAATCTTCGTATTTTTGAGGGGTGGATTGACTATATTAGTAGTGGATCTGAAAGCACGGATGGAATGAATGAATTAACCGATAATTATTATCGTCGAATGCAGTATCCTGAAAATTATAAAGCAAATACGATGTATATCACTAAATTTGAAAAAGACATTGATAATAATGGAAGAAGATTGGATTATCTTTTTGTAAATGCATTTCCAAAATTAGTAAATGCAATTCCAGTTCAATATGGTGGTGCAGATATTTTAAAAGTAGGTGTGAGTTTTAATTACGACCGTTATATTATGAATCCACGAGGTTCTGTCATAAGAGGAAATCCGGGAAGTTTTACTGATGTAGATAGAACTCAACCATCAGCAGAATTGAATCAAACACAGGAGAATAAAAATCAAAGTACTGGTAATCGTCAACCAATTCCTCTTACGGTTATTCCTTCTTCAGGTACTCCTGTTGGAAATAGGAACGGTGAAGGAACACAATTTATACCCACAGATTCTGCCACTGGATATAGGGGAGAAGGAAATCTGGATGGACCACTATTATATTCAAACGGAACTCCGGTATATAACTCGGATGGAACGATGAGAAGTCAATTTGATTAAAGTCATCTAAATAAAAATAACTGAATTATATTAATTTCTATGCCTTTACCCAAGATTAATACCCCAACATATGATTTGACCTTGCCTTCTACAGGAAAGAAGATTAAATATAGACCTTTTCTTGTGAGAGAAGAAAAGATTTTGATTATGGCAATGGAATCTGAAAATATGTCTGAGATTACCAATGCTATTGTTCAAATCCTTTCAGATTGTATTGTTTCAAAGGATATTAAAGTAGAATCTCTTGCTACTTTTGATATTGAATACTTATTCTTGAATGTTCGTGCCAAGTCTGTTGGTGAAACTGTTGATGTGAATATTACTTGTCCTGATGATGGTGAGACACAGGTAGAAATGTCGATTGATATTGATTCGATCAAAATTCAGAAGACTAGAGGACATAAGAATATTATTAAACTTGATGATGAACTTTCAATGAAACTTCGTTATCCTTCACTGGATCAGTTTGTTGAGAATAAT